ACGATCTCCCTAGCCCCTGCACCCTGATACCAGAAATGCCCCGAAACCTTACGGAAATCAGGGCATTCCTAGTGTTCATTTTTGAACAAACAGGCTACTTTCGCTCAATCAAGGCTTGCACGATCACGAGCAAATCGAACACATGCCCCAATTCTACCTTAGTCTTGCCTGACATGCTGCCTTCAAGTCTTGCGACCATTTGCAACAGGCGTGCGCGTTCGCGTTCGCGTGTCACGATTCTCTCTTCCAATTCTGACAATAATGCCATATGTTTCTTCTCCTCTTGTTCAATTTGAACCGCTTCAAAATCCCACTGTTTCAACTTGGTGAGCCATGTGGGGAATGGACTCTCAACCACAGTAATAGGATTGCAATACTGCACCGGCACGTATGGGCATAGGATAAACCCAGGTCGGTAATTGCCCATGTAGGGTGGTTGCACGTCACTAATATCATAGCGGTCAAACCATGCAGCAATTTCCCGTGGGGTCATTACTTCGCCTTCTGCTCTAAAGCGATCCAGTAGGCTAACTTGCGAGCGGTGTTCTCAAAGTGCGAGACCCCCTTGGAAGAGATCGTAACCTTGTAGGTGCCTGGGAGCATCTTCCAGTTCTCGGTTTTGAACATGAAAAAGCAATCTGGTCCGGTGTGGGTTTCCACTCTGAGGGTATCGGTATGCGCGGCATCGTTTGCGCCATCGAGGAGTTGGAGAGACAGGAATCCCCCTTGACCCACCACGGCAATGTTCGGGCATCCTAGGACACTGGCACACTTCATTGCCCATTCCATATCAGCTTCCGTCAACAGGAAGGTGGCATCTTGTGTGGGCACCACGATGTTTTTATCGGGTGCTGGCTTCACAGCGGAAGCGTCACAACAACGGTAAGTGATCTTGCTGCGTCCATCCAGCCCACTAATCACTAAGTTGTTTCCATCAATATCAAGGTCTGGTGTTTGTTTGTGGAGGGAGAGAATGGCGAGGAGTTGAGTCAGTTCCCCGATACCAAAGTCCACTGGCATCGTTTCATCAATGGTGGCTTCTGCGAGGATCGTCTTTTCTTTGCTGACGGTGCGGAGCAGGTTGCCTTTCTTGATAAAGATACCGTCTTGGATTGCGGCATAATTCTTGAGTAACTCTAAGGTGGCTTCTGACAACTTCATGGGAACCTCACAAATGAATAATAATGTAGTGATACACGACAGATAAGATTATAGCACAACGGAGTGGGAAAGTCAATCACATTCGTATCCGATCATCGGCATGGGTCTGTGTGGGCATGACTCGTTCAAACATTTCATGATTTTGGGCAATGTGGCGCACGGCGTCCCGCAAGTTGGATAAGGTGCCATCGTTATAGATGATGTGATTGATTGGAGACCCGACCCAATCCCACTCGGATTGATGGACCCCAATCATTTCTGTTGGGGAAAGTCCTTCGGTATTCACCTTCCATGCGGTGTCATACCAAGACGGTTCATCCCCACGGCGGACCCGCACAATCACCCCACCTTCCTTTTGTATTACTGCGATTTCGTTCTTGAAACGAACATCAGTCACCACGGTATTCCCCCGTTTGTTGCAGCGATTGAGCAAACTGATAACCCAAATATCCTGATGGAATACGTTGCGTCCCGCTTCGGTGCCTAGGAGTTGCAAGGCTAACCGTGGGGAGAATGGTTTTCCGAATTTCTCTGACCAGAATTCATCGGGTTGTTCCCGCCAATCCCTTGAGGCTTTTGTGCTCCCCTCAAGCATGGTGCGATTCCACCCAAAGATATTAGCCACGGCATCTTTGAGCGGTGCTGCAAAGGAGTCTTGGACAAAGCCGTGATCCTGTACGAGCAAATCTCCTACAGTTCCCTTTCCGCACCCGATGAATCCGACAAGACCGATAATCATAATAAAGACTCCTGTTAGAGTTTCCCAGTCAATTCAGCGATCTTTGCCATGTTCCCAGTAAAGGCGAACGTGCCAACATGTTGCGTCTGAATCCAGGGGCACAACCAAATCTGCCCACCAGTCCGACGAAACCATTGGCAAAACGCATAATCTTCTGAGAGGTATCGCTCTGAGACCGGATCAATTTCTGTGTCAAAAAACGCATGAATGTAGCGGGTGCCATCAAAATTCTTTTGCCCAACGTGATCGGGGCGATATTTCTTCTCAGGATACGCAGCAGCCCATACCGCAAACACTTCTCGTTTAATGAGCATGTAGCCTGTGCCAATCTCCATGACTTCCAAGGGTTCAGAGACTTGGAATCGCTCAGTGCCTTTGACGACATTGAACACGTAGTCACCCACGACATTTTCAAGTTCCTTGGGGTCCAGGGTGGGATGGTTGCGTGCGGCGGTAGCGACATTGCCCCAGTTGATTGCCTTCTTGGGGTAGGGTGCACCGATTACATCTTTGTCCAGTGCCATCATTGCGATGATATCTTGAGGATTGAAATGGATATCCGCGTCAATGAAGAGAAGGTGGGTGAAGTCTGTTCGCAGGAATTCATCAACGAGGTAATTACGGGCCCTGGTAATTAAACTCTCATTGAAAATAAATGAGAAGCGGGATGTGATGCCGTATTGCTGGAAGATGGTCTGAAGGTCTAGACAACTCTTCATATACATGCCTAGACACTGACCCCCATACATAGGTGTCGCAATAAAAATCTTCTGCTTCCGAAGTTGCTCAATATCAATCTTTATTTCCATGCCAAACCTCCATGTGTGTAGTGAGTGTCAGTAGTATATATGCGTCATTTTTTGGAACTGAGTCCTAGCATGGTGTGTAGCAAATGGCAAACACAAGGAGGGCTATCAACAAAAACCATAGCAGTTCTTCTACTACTACGGCGTTCATGCTGTGCCTACCTTTTCCACAAGATCAGGAATTAGCACTACTTGAACCCCTGCTTCATGATACAGCGTTTGGCTCAACTCAATAGACTTCTCCCATCGGGGATTGAAGGACAGCGGGGCAACCACTCGTTTGATACCTGCGTTGATTATGATTGCGGTGCATTTAGAACAGGAGAGGAACGGCCAGAGGAATAGAGTAGTGCCCTCAAGAGGCTGAGTCGCAAATAACAGAGCATTGATCTCTCCATGTATGACCATGCTGTATTTCACTTCACGATCATTCAATCGTTCGGGGGTGTCTTTCACACCACGCGGAAATCCATTATAGCCTGTCGAAATAATCCGATTGCGCTTATCCACAATCACAGCACCTACGCATGTGGAAGGGTCTTTTGACCATGTGCTGATATACCGAGCGAGTTCAATGAACCTCAAATCCCATTTATTTCGGAACATTAGCTTCATCTCCATAATATAAAAATCTAATATGTTTGGCATGGGGCCACTGATCGGCGCCATGCGGACAAAGAGGGTAGGCTTGTCTGAGAAGTTTGTTGTATTTTACCGGCCAGCGGTCAAGTGCCCAACGGGGAAATTTTTCAGTTTTGAAATGATCCCACCACGTTGCAGGGACATAGTGATAGGTTTCAGCAGCCTTGACACCTTGGAGCATGTAATTCCGCATGGCAATACGAAAGGAGTGTGAGGCATAATCAAGCATGTAGGCGAAGGTGGCATTTTCAGCAATCCCATGATCGAGAGGAAACTCAAGCTGGCAATTGAATTTGTGCCGTTCAAGAAGGACTACCATAGCCTCTTTCATCATGAGATCGTTGCCGTATGGGGATATGGTCGTTTTGAGTGCCATGAGTTCTCCTGACAAAGAAGAGGGTGGGAGCCTCATTGCAAGACTCCCACCCCTCAACGCAGATACGAACTAGGGTTTAGTTCGTTGCGCCCTTTGCGGTCACGCCACGATAGGCGCATTCCGAAGCAAACGTAGCCGAAGGCTTGCCCAATCGGTAGACGTTGACTGGCGAACCATCTCCACGCTTCTTGGCGTTGAGATAAATCGCATAGCCTTCGCTACGGAGTGCGGAGATCACGGCATTGACATTACGAATGCCAAAACGTGCGCGAGCCTGTGCAACGCTAAGGGTGTTGTAACCCGAAGTCTTGCTCAAGAATGAAAGGATGCGGGACTTTGCTGAAACATTAGACATAAAAACCTCACTATTGAAATACCGCAGAATGGGAGCGCGGCGAACCTCCATAACAAACGAACACATTAGACAACTAACCGGTGTATCACATAAATCCCCCTAGATGCAAAAAAGATTGAACTGTTACTGTAGAGAACAATTCGCACGACAGATATGATTATATCACATAACACACCCCTTGTCAACAACTATTTCATCTGCCGGTTTAGTCATTGATTCCAGCAGCAGCAAACTTCGCAGAGGCTTCGTCCGCTTGTTCTTCAATGGTTTTGCTGTTATCAACCACCACCGAAGCATCCAGCTTGGTATACAAATCAATCAACGCAGTCTTGGTGACTTCATCAAACCGATTCAGACAGAAGGTGATCGCTTTCAGTTTGCTGCCATTGAAAATTGAATATGCTCTGGCAATGTGCACCAACCGACGAGTAGAGATCACTTCAGGTAAGGTGCCATCTTCATGCACCTTCCGCACCACGGTTGCCCAGGTAACGAGCAGTTCCGCAAAGGCATCATCAGTATGCCCCGCAAGAGTCAACTCCCCCTTGATAATCTTTTTCTCAATGCTCCCCGGCGCCCACGTCTGTTCAAAGGTGATCGGGAATCGCTCAAGGAAGGATTCGTTGAGGACATTCGTAAACATGTAGCGACCATCTTCGGAGCCTTTGCCCTTGGTGTTCGCAGTCACGATGATCTGAAACCCTTCTTTGGGAAGGACAATCTCACCCTTCTTCTTGAGAATGAATGACTTGCCTTCTAACACTCGCTGCAAGCACGACAAATTCTGTGCACCATAGTCCACTTCGTCAATGCACACAACCGCACCACGACGAGCCGCAACCGTGACCCCACCATCGCGCCATGCCATTTCGTTATTGACCAGCACATAGTTACCAAGCAAGTCGCCTTCATCTGTTTCCGCAGTCATGGGAATGTTGATGAATTCTCGACCGAGCGAAGCGCAGGCTTGCTCAACAGACATGGATTTGCCATTGCCTGATGGACCTGTGATGAATACCGGATAAAATTTCTTGGACGCGATGATTGACTTGAGATCGTCAAAGGTCCCGAAGGGTTGGTAGTTGCCATAGACTTCAGGCACAATTCCCTGATCTTCAATGTCTGTAGTCATTGAAGTGATACGGGGTTTTGCTGTGGCTTTAGGCGTAGTTAATTCCTTGAGGGTAGGATTCAAATGCGGCATAACTGAATCTGAAGAGTTGACGATTTTCTTTTCAGCAGGTGCAGACGCACCCTTCACGGCTTTGGTGCCATTTACTGAGACAGGCACGTAATACAAACCGCGTCCTGCACGCATCGCGTGATCGCGTGTAAACCATTGCGGGTGTTTCAAACCGAGTTTGTCCGCAAGAGTATGGATTTCAGTCCTAGGGATGATCGTGCGACCATCTGCTAATTTCTGAATTAACTCAATCCACATGTTATAGTGCTTGATATCGGCTTTCATAACGCAATGCTCCAAATAAAATAAACTGACTCTATAATTCTACCATATCCACAGAAATTGTCAACCCCAAAACTGGGGTATTTTGCCCCATTTTGATGTTCATTTTTGAACACTCTATCAATGGGCAGCAATAAGGTTCATGAAACGCGAGACTAGCACGCGAGACACAAACTGCTTTCTTGACACCTTGCGAAACGCATCCTCTAACCGTTCAGCATTCCACTTCTTTGCGCGTCCCTCAAGTTCCATCTTCCTAGAGTGGGTAGACAGATTATCGTTTCCGCCGGGAATAAAATAGAATCGCGTAAACCCCTTGCTATACGACTCAAGGAATTTCTCCTCTTCAAGTTTCTGTTTCAGCCCTTCTACCATGATAAGTGCGTCTCCCTGCAACGAATACTTCGTATACCTCCCCAACTCCACACCGTCCTTGTTCGTATACATCTTCGCTAAGGCATGGTCAACATCGCTCCCGACTACAAAGAATCCAAAGATTCCGCATCCTGTTGTGGCGTGTAGCCAGTTCAGGAGTCCCACGGTCAACCCATGCTGCGTTTGGGGGCAATCAAAAGACATCCTGGCTTTGACATCATGAATGGTGACCCGGTCTGTGGTCTGGTCAAACCGCGCATGATCGGGCATCGTATTTTTCGCGTCACTGCGGTTCGGGTCAATGGGCACTCCCTCTGTGTAGATTGCGTAGTTCGGGTCCGCATCGCCATCGTGCATGATGATCGTGTTCACCAAATCCAGGTTGAACTTCTTTCTGAAATTTCGCACCACGTCACGCAACACGATAATGGCTTCGTTGAGTGGGGTGGTCCCCATGCTCTCATAGTTCGGGATGGGACTCGATAGCCTGTCCTGGTGAGTGACCTTGTATCCAGACCGTTCGCAACGCATGCCTTTTGACAATTGCAATTGCTTGGTCACGGCATTATTAAATTCTGCCCCCTGCATGTTGGAATTCAATATCTCTCGGAAAGCGAGTTTGGACATAACCATTTCACCTTCATTCATACTGAACGGGATAAGAGCGTTACTTCTCGTTCGGTATCCAAAATCATGCTCAAGCGTCTCATACCCAGGAGTGGTGAAACTATAAGCCACAAACGGGATATTGACTTTGCGGCAAAACATAGCAAGAACCATCAATTGCTCCGTTGCCCCTTCAATCATTGAACGCATCGACGATGAACGATCTAACAACAAGACCAAGCCGTGTGACTTGCCCTTGTAGGCAACCGTCAACTTCTTGAACATGTTATCGTCAAGGCGATAGCTGGCTAGTTTGTTGATATTGATATCACCCGAATTTGCAATCTTGGACTTGTTATAAGTTTTTGCGGCTTTCTTACGTTCAAACTCCTGTGCGAGCAGCCCAATGTAATCGGCATTCTTTTCCTTGAATAACCGATAAATTTCTGCACCCCTCTCCCGATCAAATGACCCGTTATAGTGGAAATTCAACCCCTTCATCACTGTCGTAATGGGAGCGACAACATCTTTGAGATTCGGAGTAGGAATGTTCACATAGACTGACTTCACTGAAGCGTCCAATACCAAGGTCTGTTGTTTCTCACGAAAAGTTTCATCAGTGCTGGCAGTAGGCAAAAACTCCTCAGCATCTACATCAGCCTCAGTGGTATCATCATTACTGTCACCAGCGTCATTGTCACCAGCCTCAGCATCATCTACATCGTCCGCATCAGCATCAGATTCTTTCCCACCAGACTCTTCACCTTCATCCTCGGACTCTTCGCCTTCAGACCCTTCATCCTCGGACTCTTCACCTTCATCCTCGGACTCTTCGCCTTCAGACCCTTCATCCTCGGACTCTTCACCTTCATCCTCAGAATCTTGTCTCTGCTTCTCGCGCTTTTCTTGTTTCTTTTTGGCGATTTCATCCTTCTGCTTTTCCTTGTCCTCTTCGCCCTTCTTCTGTTCATCCTTGCTGAATTCAAACAACTTGTTGGTCAACGCAAGAGTCTCGTCCCAGGTCTCTATCTTCATCAATTCATCGTAGAAGGGCTGTTGTTCGGGGGTAAAGGTAATACCCAATTGCGAACCGCACTTAGCGACCAAGTTCAGTTTGTTGATAAGGTAGAGTGTATTGTAGTCAAGAACCTTGCTCAGACCGAAAAAGTCTCGCGCAAGCAAATCCTTATATCCGCGAATCATCGGCGCACGCAGACCGGGATATTGTCTCTTGACGTGTTTTTCAATTCGGGCATCCTCAACGGTATTGAGAAACCCATGATAGGCTTTCTGTTTCTTTTGGGAAACTTTCGTGGTTCCCCCTGCACACTCAACCGCCCGCATCCATCCCTTCGCAGGAGTGCGGAGGGCATGGGAAATTTCATGCCCCATAATCAGGTCATACAAGTCTCCCGACATGTCTTTCCAGATTGGGCATATCAACACCCGCTTTTCCAAGTCAAACTGCGCAGTCTTGGCATTGCTGTGGTGTTCCACGCGAATGTTTTCTGTTGCCATCAACTTCGCCAACAGACTTTTTGTTTCAGCAGTAAACAAGATGTTATCTCCACATGTCGTAAGAGGTTGATTCGGTAGTAGGCGGAAGGACTACGCTATGCGCGTTTGTCGCACGCAAAACTTCGTCCCAAAACGCGGAGTTGAAAGTCTTACCCTTGGTCGTGTAGTTTACCCACAAATATCGGCGACCATAGCGCATTCCCGCCTCAGCGATAACGCGACCTGTTGCCTTGCCCATGCCATATTGTGAGGTATGACCGACGAACATTCCAACGACGATGCTGTGTTGTGTCTTTTTCATACTATAATTATAGCATATTGGCAGGAAATGTCAAGTTTTGTAACCTGTTGATATTACAGGGATTGCAGAGTGGGGTCGTTTTGAGGGGTGTAGTCTGACCTACCTTTAGGGGAGATCGTTGATCCTGGGGCAATCTAGAGGGCTTCTAGAGGGGCTTCTGATAGACGATGATGGGTTCATATTTCAAATAATGTTTTCCGTCACGACAATAATTTCTAGTCTTTGGTAGACCAGTTTCTTCACAAATTCTATGGGACCCTGGCATTTGACTGAGTGCCATTTTTACGGTTTCCACATATTGCATGCCAGCACTTTCAAGATACTTACGAGAATCCTCTTCCAGGGGCAACACTTCGCTCCCAAATTCTACGTCTGCCACATTCCACGCCAAGTAGCCACCCGGTCGTAACCATTCCACAGCCGTTTTGAGAGTGGGAATGAGAAAGCCATCGCGCCATGCGTCATAACCTGAAAACTTGTTACATGATTGGGTCGCATCGTCGGAGTATCGTTCTTTGGCGAAGTAGGGAGGACTGGTGAACACCAGACTCAACTTGCCTCTAAACCGTTTGAACAAACGGTCATGCTGCATGTCCTCGGAGCCTAGTTGCCAGAATTGAAAATGGTTGTGGTCCAATCCCCACATCCCACCCTTCCTAACATGCTCACAATAAAAATCATACACTTCATGATATTTTGTTCTACCAGGGGTTGTGTTGTGGTCGGTGTTCGGGTCATTGCCCAAGTAGGTCAGATGCCTACTATCTTCAACGGCTAATGCGCCAAGCAAGCGACCACCCCAACCCGCTGATGGGTCCCACACATAGATGTTCTTTTCATACTTCCACGGTTCGGTATACTTTTCGTAGATATACTTGGCGACTAATGGAGGAAACTGGACAGCATATTGACTGAAACTTACACGAAAGGCTTTCAGCCCGATTGGAAATAACTTCTGCCCTTTTTGAAAGGTGCGAATAGCATAGGACTCGGATTTTTCAAAATCCACATTGGTCATGCACGGTGCGGGAATCATCTTATCCGCTACCAAGGTTTCAATATCCTTGCGGGTGAGGCGAATGCTTTGGGTGGTTTTGAGTTCTTCTTTGAAACCGGTGTATTCATCATCCTTCATGGGTGCGAGCCAGTAGTCATAGTTTCCGCGATCCCGCCAATGCTCATATTCAAAGGCTACGATCCATTCAACCGCTGTGCGCTCAACAGGTAAGACCCCTTGATGTTCTTGTTGCATCGCTTTGACTGAGAGGGAATAGTTGTAGAAACCGTCGCGCTTGAAGTGCCGGGTGGCGTAGGTGATGAATGGTTCAAGCAATTGGGGTTGCTGAAACCAGTCATAGATTGATCTGCCTATGGCGAGATTGTGGCTGTAGTTGATTTTGGTCTTGAACATGGTGGGGAAGAATTGATTGACCGCATTCCCCAGGTTGGTTGTGCACCGAATGATATCATGCTTGCCGGTGACTTCATCCACCTTCTCATATTGCTGGACGTTGACCGCTTCCATCTTCTGAAACTGCTCAATGATTTCTTGCTTGTCAAACCCCATGCGCGGCGGCAGACCCTTTTCATCCCAGAGGTAGACCACGACTTTGCGAAGTTCAATGCACCAGGCGCGAAACTCGTCGGTAGTCATCCACAGGATTTCCTCAAAGGTCTTGTTGACCGGGGATTCCATGAGTTCCCGATTGCGTTCATAATAAAATTGTTCAGCCATGTTATAACCGATCCCCCCACCATTCCCTAACGAAGATAAGCAACACAACCAATAATTCAACCGAGACTACACGATGATTGAATAGAATATCAATCAACATATAAACACATACTGGGTTGATAGATCGTCTGAATTCCTTGTTCAGTATACACGAACACTTTGATGTTTTGTTTTCGTGCCTGCTTCACCATATTCAGGGTGCCTTTAGAATTCTGAATATCATTGTGGAAAGCCACCACCATGTCAGGCTTGCCTTCATCCAACATTTGTTTGTTGCGAATGGGTCCCGCAGCCCGTCCATATTGCCCCCAATCGGCGTGAAATGGAAGCACCGGAATTCCAAAATACTCCGCTGCATCTCTGGCGAGTGAATCCGCACCTGGGGCTTCCCCCTCTATGACTGCATCAGGATTGAGGTCTGCCATCACGTCACAGATGGATTTGTAGTTGGTCCAATGTCTGTCACCGCAAAATAAAATTCTCATGATGTATTGTATCACAGTTAGGAAAGTTTGTCAAGCGGAACCGCACAAATTCCGCTCCGTCTATAGAGTTGTGCATCCTTCTTTTCTACCTCTTCAATCAACGCCTTCACATACAAGTCGGAGAGAACAACGTCAGGATATGCAGCCAACTGTTTTTCTAATGACACAGGGTAAGTCACACTACAACCACTATGGTCACTTTTCACTTCAATTTTCACCCACATGTTAGTTCTCCCTATTGGAATGCACCGCTGTTGAGGGGGCTTGGGAGTTGAAGTGGTGCGTGATGCTCGTTGGGGTCTCGCGTCCATAGGTCTTGTCTTTCCCCTCAATCTTCAATTGTCGTTCCTTGTGTTCTACGATTTGCTGAATTTTCTTGAACAACTTCTTACGCTTCTTCTTCGCCATCTGCAAGGTGAGGTTGCCCACATGCTTCGTGTAGACAATCCCGTTCAGATGGTCTAGTTCATGCTGTGCGATCTTGGCAGTCGCGCCATTCCAAGTGGCTTCCACTGGTTTACCGAATTCATTGAGATACTTGATACGGATGGTCTCAGGTCGCGTGACCGATAGATAGAGACCTGGGAAACTGAGGCATCCCTCTTTCGTTTGAACCGTCTCCTTGGAGGATTCAAGAATGACGGGGTTGATGCAGACAATTCCACCCACCATAACGAACAGACGATAGGGGAATCCACACTGAGGCGAGGCGAGACCTGCCCCGCCATAGTGGTTCATGGTGTGGAGCATCGCATTGGCGAAGTCAATGATGTTGACGGGGGAATCCCCAACATTGAATTCAGGTTGCACCATTGCCAGCATCGGGTTCTTCTCGTTATACAACGGAAGCAACTGTGGAGTCGGCTTGGTGATCGCCGGTGGGGTATCCGTGCGGTAGACGAATTCTTTCGGTGGGGTTTGGACTACAGGCTTGAGATCATCGATATTCATAGTATTTCCTCTCAGGTGACGATGCGTGAAAAACTCTGTTGTTTACTGAACTTGATGACTGACGCAAACTTGTCTTGTAAAATGTCTCCTCGGTGGCTAATCACAAACACATTGGTCGCGTCTAAGTTATGGAGTATCTTCATCAGTTCTTCGGTGCCATTATTGTCAAGGCTGGAATCAAAAATTTCATCCAAGAGTAAGAGGTTGGTGTCTGCGGAGTTTTTCAACTTCGCTACCGCACGCCAGGTCAACACCAATGCCATATCGATTCGCATTTTCTCACCCTCGGAGAATGAGTGATAGGTGAATTCGTCCCTATGCCGCGACTTGATAGTTTCCTTGAAAGTTTCATCAAGATTGAAGTTCACAAAGAAGTCCATCCCCGCCAGATATTTATTCACCAGTGTATTGATGATCGGGAGATACTGACGAATGATCTTCGTTTTGATCCCTGTGTCCTTCAGGAGCATCCCGGCGGCTTCCAGGTAGGACCCCTCGCTAATCAATTGCTTCTTCTCTTCTTCTAGTGTTCCTTGCAACACATCCAGTTCGGCTAACCGCTCACGTTCGCGCCCCGTAGACTTATGCTTCGTTTTGTAATCCTGCATCTTGGCTCTGAGTTTCTCCATGTAGCGTTCGATCTGACTGATCGTATTGCGATGGGTCGCAATGACTAATTCATGGTTGGAAATCTCCTGTTCCACCGCTTCAATTTCCTGCATGCGCTTTTGAGCATCGAGAAACTTCTGCTCCAATTGCTTTAGCCCCGTCTCGCAGTCCCCGATCTTGGAACCCAACATCATGATCTGTTGCGTCTTGAAGGCTTCAGCAATCTCCTGAATACAGGTAGGGCAGGTTTTCTCTGTGTCATAGAACTTAGAGGTTTTCTTATGTTTGGTCAAGACACTTTCAATCTGTGCTTCCAATTGCGTGATCTTCTTGATTGCCACGGTCATCTTGGCTTTGTCTAAAATCTTGAAGTTGAGCGCAACAATAGCGGTAGACCGATCATTGATATCAGCCAGCACGCGAGTAATATCCGCTTGGTTTTGTGCCAATTCCTTTTCAAGTTCAGTGATACGTGTCTCGGCATCCTGCATGGCTTCTGCAATGAAGCGTTCCTGCATGGTAATCTTTTCGGAAGCACTATCAAGTTTGAGGCTATTGGAGTTGCGATCTAACGCGAGTGTGGATTGGCGATTTTTCACCAGTTTGTTCATGCGCGAAAAGATTTGAATGTCCAGCAAGTCCTCAATGACTTCGCGCCTCTCAGCGGCTTTCAATTGCATGAAGGGAGTGAAACTAGCCGACCCTAGAATGACGATCTGTGTAAAACTCTTGTGGTTCAGTTTGAGAATAAACTTTTCCAGTTGTTCCTGATAGTCCCCCGACGCGGTTTGGTCAATCATGACTCCGTTACGGTAGATTTCAAACATATCAGGCTTGATGCCCCGCACAATCTTATACTCGTTACGGTCAGCAGAGAATTCTACTTCCACCACGGTATCGCGGTTGTTGATTGAGTTGACAAGCGAAGGCTTGTTGATGTTCCTGAATGGCTTGTTATACAGGGCATACGACAAGGCATCTAAGACTGTAGACTTTCCTGACCCGTTCTCTCCCACGATCAAGGTATTCTGTGATCCGTTGAGCGGAATCTCAGTGAAATAGTTACCGGTGGATAAGAAGTTTTTATAACGAATGGTCTTGAAGTTTAACATTAGATCATTGCCGTTTCAGAATTCACAGCTTCCACATATAACTCTTGTAGCATACCCTTGAGTTTATCAGGTTCGACACCCCCTGGCATCGTCATCCCATCCACACACTTACGAATAATGGTCACGGTATCCTCTGCTTGGTCCACCACGCCTTGTGTGGGGTCCAAGACCGATTCGGAGTAATCCTCAACCACCGTCACATCTAACGGGCTGACCTTATACAGGGAGTCCAACATCTGATCGAACAGGTAGGGATTCTGTTTGCGGGTGACCACGACCTTGACAAATGCACTGGCATAGGCTTGGAAGTCATGGCGTTTCCAGAATTCAAAGTTTTGAATTGAATCATCATAAAGAATCTTGTGGAACAACCGATAGGGATTTTCAATGAAGGTCAGTTCTCGCGTTTCGGTATCCAGAATATGGAACCCTCGCGGGTCCTTGTAGTCTGCCCAGGTAATTTCAACCTGATTTCCCAAGTAGTGAATGCACCCATCACTTGACTTGTGGTGAAAGTGTCCAGACAAGACCATATCAAATCGCTCAAAGGTCGCTTTGCTCATACCAGAGAGGCAGACATTGCCCTGGTCCATTTCAAACCCAGTGATTTCCAAGTGCCCCAAGATGATCGGGGACTTGGTGGTGGCGAGGAAGTTCATGGATTCTTCGTAGTTGCCTGAATTGATCCACGGCACCATCGCAACACTCAAACTACCAAATTGTTTATCTTTTACTCCCGTATAGATCGTGACATTCTTGTAGCCCCCGCATAATTCAGACAATGCGTTGATCTCGTTGGTGTTGCGGTAGTAGCAATCATGGTTGCCTGTCAGCATGTGCACGTCAACACCCATGTCAAGGAGTCTATCAAAGAAGTTCGTGCGCCAGGAATTCCATATCGCATAATTGATGAACTTCCGACGATCTACCACATCACCCAAATGGACCAGGGTGGTGATATTGTGCTTCTCAATATATGGAAAGAAGATGTTGTTGTAGAACTTGAGGAAAAAGTCATTGACCTGTGTGTTGTCGCCTCTAGCCCCGAAGTGAGTATCGTTCAATAAGGCTACGAGCATATTAGTCTCCCACAAACTTGAGTGTGCCACCACAGGCTTTGACTTTTGGAATCTTCCGCCTGCTCTTATTCTTCCGACCCTGCTCATAGGTGGCGATGAAGTCAGAAATGTTTTCATACACCTGGAAGGACCGGCCCCTATCCTGTCCAATGCTATCAAGATCGTGCATGTTTGATTGTTGGAGAAGCCCTAGTTGCTCCGTGGCTTTATACTTGACGTAGAGTTGCTTTTTCTCTTTACTGATTCGTCGTAAGAATGCCCAGTAGATAATCTGTGTAAAATAGGCAAAGGGATTCTTGCCAATCTCAGGGTCAAAGTTGTGGACATACTGAATGCAGTTCTCCACCGCATCGGAAATCATATCCTCTCTGAAGGTGTAGGACATGAAGTTCGGCTTGCGAGACAACCGCTCCGCAATCTTGAGAAAACACATACCGATATAATGACTCAGTTCAGGCACGGGTTTGTTGCGTGCCTTGGCTTTCTCCACTAACTTGCGATGAGCGAGCAGTGCTGCGAGCAGTTCCTCGTTCTTGATGTAATGTGTTGCCATAGACCCCCTTCAGTGGGAAATTTTTGAATTGCCCCAAGTTAAATCCTCTTCAAAAAATGCGAGTAGTGCTTCGTTGTTCTGTGCATCCGTGCCTGCGTTTCCCACAGTCCAACGCCTCTTGGCATCGGCATATTGGGTTGTAACCATTTTTTCAAGTTTCGTGACTTGCAAGGAATACAGGCTTCCCATCGTTTTCAGTTTGTCCTCTTCAATTTTGACCCAGGCTGAATAGAAACTGAGTAGTTCGGGAGAGGGATTCATCCATCCCACAACGCTCTTGACTCGCACACGGACTACAGGGCTGACCAGGAGTTCATTCGGGGTCCACGGTTCAAGCATGAATCCCAGGATTCCCCCAAAGGGGCGTTCAGTCATGACCTGTGCGGGGTGATGGAGGAGATATAGCCCCTGCGCCGATGAATACTGGGAGCCTTCATGCACCCGCGCAATCACCGTGACCCCACTCTCCAACATGACCATTTCTGTTGTAAATGGCAGTTCGTATGATTCCATTCCCATGAGCACGTTCATAGGCACAGTCCTTTCGCTTCTTTATCGTAAGCCATTATACCACATTTTTTATTTCAAGTCAATCAAATACTGTAGGAAAGTGAATTTTTCACTGTGGTAGAGTTCCGCACGGTGTTTGAAATGATGTAAGAGAAAATTTGTGTGCTTCTTAATGCGTAAATCATCCACGATATCAAAGAGGGTGACGTGGGTTTTGCCTTCCGCCTTTCTCAATCCTCTTCCGATGGACTGTAGGTTCCGAATGCGAGACTTGGAGGGCGCGGCGAACACGACATTATGGAGATTCTTGATATTGATACCAGTGCTGAAGGTCCCATAGGAGGCAACGATAATCGCGTTGCTGCTTTCCTCAGTAATTCGGCGGACTTCCTCGCGGTCCATTGTCTCAACCCCACCATGCACAAAGAATACAGGTCTGCCCTTCGTGGCTCCATCCCGAATCCCTTCATACATGGGTTGCCCATGCTTCATGACCAATTGGAATAACACTAACGTATTGCCCGTCAATGACAGCGCAAGGTTTCGCACAAACTTTGCTCGCGGAAGATAACTTACCACGGCATTATACTCTTCTTGGTAGGTGGATTTTCTCAACGATTGGCAGACTGTCGTAGGATACTTGAGAATCAGACACTTGATTTGGAGTTGCGCTAACCGCCCAGAATCCATGAGTTCTTTGGTGGTGACGGGGGCAAACACAGGTCCGAAGTGCCCCTCTAACACCAACCGATTCGTTTTGGTGCCATCTAAGGTCCCTGTGGTGCCGACGCGCACATCAGCATTGGACAGATTCGCTAAGATGGTGCTGAGTTCTTTGGCTTTATGTTGATGGGCTTCATCCCCGATCACGAAATCAAATTGTTTCAGGTAGGTAGGGTCAAAGTTCTTGAGTGATTGCCAGGTGGAAACGGTGAGGAAGTGGTCAGCCTTTTTCTCCTTGCCTGCATACATGCGATGCACGAATTTGTCAACATTCCACCCATAGTCTCTAAAGTCGCCAAAGAGTTGTTCAACAAGTGACGTGGTGCCAACGATGATAATACCTTTGATGTGATTCATGTGCAAGTAGCGCACGATCAGATACATGATAAGGGATTTTCCACTGGCTGTAGGGGATACGATCAGAATACGACGATTGCGGATCGCCTTGGCGAAGGCTTCAATCTGATAATCGTGGGGTTCCACTGGCAACTTCAGCGAGTCGGCAAAGACTTGAGCCTCTGCGATGGAGAAGTTGCTGGTTAGGAGAACGGCATCATCAAATTGAAGAGAGTATTGACGATCAGCAGCAAATTTTTGGAGATGTGCAACAAGCCCAAAAGGGAGAGAATAGTAACGGCGATCAAATAATCTGACCTTTCCATCCCACCGTCCCGCCTTGAAAAGAGGCTGGAACTCATGTCCTGGCACAAAAAACGCAAAATAATCGGAGAGTTCCTGTGCCACAGACTCATCACAGGTAACTTGGATAAACGATTCATTTTTCTTGCTCACAAAAAGATTTGACATAATATAGTAGAAACTACCCCTTCATGACAACCGCAAACCCCTCCGCAATCATCTGTTGATTGATGCTCACCCCGTTGATGGTGATTTCACCCAATACCCGCCCATATTTCTCAAACTCCTTATTGATCTTTGTGGTCACCACAAAGTCCTGGTTGGTGAGTAGATTGGCTAGGTGTTCCTTGGCAGGTTGCCCCTGCGGGGTTTTCATTTCTGGTGCATTGATGCCGCTCAAGCGAATCTTGGCAACGTAGTGAATATCAAAGCCCAAGTCGATGTTGGCTTCAACGGTATCACCATCAAGAACGCGAACAAGTTTTGCAGCATAGGTATACATGGTATCTCCTTGTAGTAGATTAGTGACCACCACCAGCAATAAACATTTCCCACTTGACAATATCTTTGAGTGCAAAGGTGCGGGAATTCAGTTCTTTGAGAATGCGTTCGCAGATATCTAAAATTTCTTCATGCACCGCTAGCACGGCTTTTCCATTGAGCAAATCTTTGTCGGACTCCATGTAGGTGACCAGATCACCCTTCAGGGTATAGGGAAAGGGTTGCCATTGGCATTTCTCAAGGGTGTCTTGATCGAGTCTACCAGTATAGTATTCATGCTTGAGCCTCTTGAGTTTGGCAATCTTCCGTTCGGCCGCTCTCAAGGCTCTGCGGTGGGATGATAAGATGTTCATATACTTGGCTTGTAGCACAGGGACCTTACGCAACTCTTCTGCGGGTTCAAGCTTATCCATCTTGGCATCACCCGCCCACTCTTCTAAGAGGGCATCCACTTGTTCCTCTGAGACCTTGGAGGTATCAATTTTCATGGTAAGGCAACCTTTAGCCAATGTTCGCGGTTTTCAACAATCGAGCGTTTTGCGTGCATGAGAGTGTAGGCTTCTGCAAACGTCATACTATGATATTTGCGGAGATACCACGCAATCGTCAATGGGGAGCGTTCCATGCCAACCGCACAGTAAACCAACAGGGGATTGTCCACTGAAAGGTGTTCATGGATATAGTCTGCTGCTTCGTCCATTGCGTTTGGGCGAACCCCAATACCCTTATCGTGATACCATGTGGTGACGATGTGTTTGCTTTCGGGGTTGATGCCAGGTTCGCCATACCACATGACACAAAGCGAATCAATGGTCGCATCACGCCCATCGACCATGCTGCCCAAGTATAAATGTTCAATAATCTCTTCCATATCCAACTATTATACCATAGTGAAAGGTAAAAGTCAACAGGTAACTTTGAATTCTGGACCTGGGAGGTTCGTGTCAACCGGACTATCAAATACAGGTGGATACACCGGGGGATAGTTGAACACATATTGGTGACAGGGGCATGACAATACATCGGGTGAATTCCCCCTGTTGCACTTTGGGCACACCCATCCCATACGATCTCTAAATGTGAATACTATCGGGTCGCCTTGTGCCATCAAAGAATCTCCACGTCATAGAAGTCAAACCGAAAGACTGCATCAGCCGTAACGGGTTCCTCAGCCGACGATGCTGCGGAGAACATAATGTCGGTGAGACTGGTTGGGAAGCAATTGCGATACTTGACGCGAATGTGTGGGTTCTGCTTGGAGTCCAAGACGATCAAGGTCGCGTCAGAAAATTGTGGCTGCGGTTTGTGCAGCATACCAGGGCGCAATGATAAGGCTTTGTATTCATCAAAACTAAACGGGAAAGTCAACGCACGCATCCAATTATAGACTTCCATCCATCCGGTCAAATCTTCGTCAACCTGGAAGGTGATTGCCAGTGGATTGATGTTGAGTTTTTCTCCTGGTGAAAACAAGTCAATCAAGGGGGTCTGTCGTATGGCTTCTCCTGATGAAATGCCTGCGATATTCACGGCTTGACACCAATACTCCACGGTAGGAATTGTGGAGAAACTCAACACGAATTTATTTGGGTGCAGCACATTCGGATTCATCGGGGTGTGGGGAATACCAGGAATAGCCATCTTATTGTTCCTTTATCCAATTGAGGACATGTTCGGGTGCGAGCACCCCGCCATCAGTTTCAAAAATCATATTCGGTGGCACCTGGGAATAGACCAGTGTATTTATCTGCCCATCTAACGCTCTCGCTTCGTCCTCGGTTTGCGTGCGTCCAAATAGAACGTAGGGCTTTGTGCGCTTGAGGATGACCGCGTAGTTCTCGTATTCATGAAAGAGGTCTTTGACAAAGGGAAAGAAACTCTGCGGCATCATGCGACAATAAACAAGAGAGAGGAGCAATGGGCTATCCGTCACGCAATAGTCTACTTTATCCTTGAGAAGAAAAATCCTATGATGTTGTTTGGCAGTAATATAGAGTTGATCGTCCAGTTCCTTATGCCGACCTGCCCATACAATGTCCTTTGCATACTCCGTCACCAACTCCACCTTATACCCATCCAACTTCATCAGATGAAATAGCCCGGCTGCGACGGTGGATTTCCCTGCACCGGGACCCGCAAAAAGATTGATAACCTTCATGCCTCGTCCTTGTGGGAAAATACTTCTGCTGCGTCCTCTGTCTCTTCGTCAACCTCACCCTCATCAATCCACGCCATTACCGCATCGTCCTTTATCAGCACGATAAAGGCTTGCCCACCACTCTTACGGAATATGTTGAGTTGAATGGCAACGATAGGCAAAGAGCCTGCATCATTCTGAAGGATTTGCACGCTGCTTGCTTTTATGGTTAGGGGTTCCTTTGGATAGCGTGCTTGCGCGAATGTTTTGATAATGACTTCAAATTTGTTCTTCTCGTCGGTAGAGGAGATGGGGGTTGGTTTTTCTCTGCACTCAATGCGAAAACTGGCATCACCAGGGTAGGCTTTTTCCATATCTCTTGCGATCCGATCCCGCTCCATGCTGCAATCGGTGCTGGCAGTCGGAGAGTTGAAACTGTTCAATTGGTAGGAGGTTTCAAACCCTGTTACTGGGGTAAGAAGAACCATGAGTAAAATCCATATAGCCATAGGAGACCCCTCTATTGTGAGCCTGTAGTATACACTATTTAGGAGGCATTGTCAAGACAAAAAGAATGGGGACCCCTTTCGGAATCCCCAGTCTCTTATGATATCACACTTCGGTCAGAAAGTCAACGATTATCTAATAAGTAGTTCTTATTAGGCAATGTTGGCTATCTTGAAGGCGCGATAATACATGTTGGCTTGGCGAGTCAGTGCGCCCAAACCTTGAACTGCGCCTTCTGCGAATGGGTTCGCAACCATGCCATAACGAGTCTTGAACCCGATCTTTGGCTGGAAGGTTGCGGTATCAATCGCACGGACCATCTGGAGAGGCACGTATGGGCAGTAGAAGATTCCTGCGTCAAACGCATTGGAACCCTTATAGCCGACTACGGCAAATTCCTGGGTCTGAGCGGCTGGGAAGTACGGGTCAATGTAGACCTTGTAACGACCAAGCAATGTTCCTGCGAACGTGTTGCCTGTGTCATCGACGTTGAGGCTGATGTTATCCTTCAGTGCGCCTGCATAGTCCAAGACTCCTGCGAGTGCCAAGGCTGAGGCTACGTCTGAAGAACAAATAACCACGTTACCCTTGCCACGACGAGTCTGCTTGGAGATCACGTTCGCTTCGCGCTCGATCTGGAACACAAGTCCCTTGATCTTTTCTACCATCCAACGACCGTTTGAATCGGTGTCAAGGTCGAAAGTACCAACCTTAGTCGTTCCCACTTGGCAACCGACCTTGGAGACAATGTAGATCGTGCGGATAACTTCACGGTTGATTTCTGAGAGCACTTCGGCGGAGAGGATGTTGGAGAGTTCAGTCTCGGCATCGAGTCCATGAACTGCCTTCAAATCCTGTGCCAATTCCAGAGTGTATTCTGCCTTCAAAGCGCGTGTCTTTGCAGTCACGGTCACCTTTTCAATGCTGAATCCCATTTCTGCGAATGGAACTGCACCACCACCCAAACCTTCTGCAACTGACGTGGACATGGCACCAAGAACCAAACCAGCAACCGATTCATCGAAGATTGCGGCGGTGTTGGTGGAAGCAGTCAAACCGATTGCGGTTTGTGCTGCGGAAACGCCGGTGAATCCGGTATTCGCTTCCTGGTAGAATGCTTCATCGGAACGTGTTCCTGCGCCGTTTGCGTTTGCATACAAGGAACGCATGGCGAAAATCAATCCCGTAGGACCTGTCATCGGCTGAACGCCGCACACGTCATACGCAATCAAGTTAGGCAAAGAACGACGAACGAGGGAGATGAGGATTGGGTCATAACCTGCCATAGGACCAGAGGCTCCTGCGGCACCCGTCAAACCACCACCTGTGGCGTTGACTGCGGTTTCCGACAACATCTGCGCTTCGCCCTTGAGAGCAATGGCTTGGTTTTCCAAAACGATTGCGGTCACGGCGCGCTTGTGCTTATCGGTAATTGGCGAAAGCCCAGGCACATCGAGGACGGCCGCCCACTTCTTTTCTAAACCTTCTGACATGAACATAGTAGATACTCCTTGTGAATGGTATTGGTGATTACTTCAAACTTCTTGTCAACGAGGCAACAACAGACGCGACTCCTGCATCAATGATGACTGACTTCTCTTCAGCAACTTCGCTGGCTTCTGTCAACATCTTCGCATTGCTGTCTGATGCTGGCTTCCCAGTGGTAATCGGGAAGTAGTTCTCACGGATTGTGGACACCTTCTTGGTGTAATCACCTTCTGCGGTGAATTCGACACTCTCTGCGAGTGTGCGAACTTTTTCAACTTGGGTCTGTGTCAATCCTTCACAGACACCGTTGAGAATTTCTGACTTCTTGGATTCGCCGAGTTGCTTCTTGAGTTCAACACCCTTGGCGACTTCTTCGTTCAATTCGCTGGTCAACTCTTCAACCTTGGTGGCGAGTTCGTCAACGAGGTCAACTTTTTCGGCTGGAATATCGATATAGTGCTCAAGGAACACGGTGCGGAGTGAACCAATGAACTGTTCGGTCAATTCGGAACGGAGTCCCTTTTCAATGGCAAGTTCGTTCTGCTCCATCCACTGACCCACGACATAATCAAGGTAGTCATTGACTTGTTCGGTGAGGTTGTCACGCACTTCCAATACAGCGGCTTCAAACTTCTCTGCGTATTCTGCTTCAATGGATTCTTGAATGCTCATGACCTTATCGGACACGCGAGCCTCATAAATGGTTCCGATCTTTTCGGCAAATTCTTTTGGAAGGGAGGTTTCAGACGCGAGGATCGCTGCGACATCTCCTTGGAGTTCAGCTTGCCATTGTGCAGCGGCTTCTTTCAGGTCCTTTTCGTCCTTATCCTTCTTGTCGTCATCGTCGTCGTCGTCGTCATCATCCTTGTCATCGTCATCATCCTTGTCATCGTCCTCGTCCTTGTCCTCTTCCTTCAAATGACCCGCACGGAGTCCTGCTTCAATACGTGCCTTGCGTGCATTGGCTTCTGCATCTTCGGCATCGCCTTCTTCTTCTGGTGTAATTGCAACGGCTTGACCTGCGGCTTTCACCAATGGGGCTTTAGTGTCTGACGAAGGCTGTTTCCCTGGAGGGGTCGCTTCCTTGGCACCAACATTGATTGCGGAGTGGGTCGCTTGTGTTGGGGTCGGTCCACCAAGGTCTTGAAAGCCCTGTGGTGACTTTTCCATTGGCATGCCCGGTGCGCTGGACTTGCTACCACTGAGAATCTCTGCTGCGGCTTCCATTAGTGTCTTGCTCATGTAAAAATCTCCTTGTTAGGTCGCGTGATGTTATTTATAAAAATACAGTTTTTGCTTACAACCTTCTCATGAAATCAGCAAACAGTCGCACGCAGGTTTCGTTGAGTCTACGGCTCGGTGCAGCCACTATAGCCTTCCTTGCCACTTCTATGTCCTCTGACATGTAGCGTCCGTCAACAAATACCCATTCCCTGCTCTCCATGATACCGCGAACAAACGCATCGGGAGCCGAGGGGTCTGCAACAATATCGGCGGCTGTCGCCAATTGAAAGTCATCTTGAACCAGGGAGATACCATCTGAACCCTGTATCACGGTGCCTAACCCGCGAGTGCTCACGCCCAATTTGGCTCCTTCGGACAGCAAGCATTCCACAATCTTACCGTTTGGGGTGCCCGTTGGACCCCCTAAGATTTTGGCTTTACCGTAGAAATCCCTGCCTTCAGCCCGAAGAACCTTTATCATGTGGCTGACAAGCGGATAGTTGATAGTTGGGGTGTCAGGATGCCCCAGTTCACCAAAGGCTCGGTTCTCATCAATATACTCGCGTCGGTATCGGTCTACTTCACGATTCAGGGATTCAAAGACATACTTGCGACGGTTCTTATTAGGTTTATCCGCCTGCATGAAAATCCCTTCAATGAAGTAGGACTTTCTTCCGCCTTCCTCGGCTTCCGTTATGACTTCAACCTGTTGGGCTTGTTCTTTTATTAGTTTCATGGAAACTCCTTAGATATCTTGCGTCTGGACGTTATACACGGCTTCTTTCTTAATCGTCATGTATATGGTTCCGCCACCGGTGATGGTGACTTGGATATTGCCTGTTGGGGTATTCGCAAACGGCACTTCGTTGTGAATCCACTGCCCCTGCCCTGTAAGGTTCGCTACTACGTTCGCCCCAGTCCCAAGACCCCCGGCATCGCGTGCAATTTTGATCTGCCCAGTTGGAGAAGCGGTAGACCACTTGCATGACGTGATAATGGCAGTGGTGACGTTTTCGCAGTTTGCATTGGCAATACCGCCGCGCGTCACTGCCACTGAAAGCTGGCTCAAGTTGAGCGTCAGGTTTTGATCGATCACCATGAGTGTTGAGGGACCCTTGAAACGGTTGACGAGATCGTATGACATAATATCTCCTTAGTGAATTCCGTAAGACTTTCGTTTTCTCATTGAGAGTTTCCTCTTTCTCAATGTTTGCTGCATATGCGCTCGACGCTTTCGGGCTGCACGCCTCTGAGTGATCCTCATGTGAATACGCTTGGCGGCCGGGATTCGGGTGATCTTTCCGTGCCTCAGCGTGAATCCCTTTACGGCTGACTTGCGAACCATGCGCTGCACTTTGCCTTTTCTGATGCGCCGACGAATCAGGACTGTGCGACCTTGGCGCATGCGATTGGCTTCCGCAAACATCGTGGCTCCGATCACTCGGCGCAACACGGTAAGTTTCTGTTCAACCAACCGGCTGAGGATCGCAGTAATGAAATTCCCGGCGTCTACGAATCGTCCTTCAGCGACAAGCGCAACGGGGTTCATTACTCCCTGACCTGCTTCCAGGCGAAGTCCAACATTTTATGGAACTTAGGCTGTGAATGCTCCAAGGCATCAGCAAACTTCTTACGGTTATCAGGATGCAAGGCACCATGCACCGTCAGTAAGGCATTCGCGGTTGTAGGGTCTATTCTCGTCTGAGACCCGTCTTTATGATACAAAGGCTTGTCGGTCTGAAAGGCTTTGACTTTCTGCAAATGACTGATCGCATC